ATGCTGTATGCTGATGCATAGCATTTTCAAGCTTTTTACACATAATAGGCTTGGTCTGCTTACCTTCATGAAGACTGCCCGTGAAAAATTCACCAGTAGTTTTTCGACGTGCTACGAACGTGTGCATCATTTAATCTCCCGTCTATAAGCTGCTACAGCTTCTGGATACTTACGATAGAGTGAATCCATATATCTGCAAAGATCAGCATAAGCTTTATCTGTCAGAAGCCGACGATAACGATCCATCAGATAATCGCGATGCTCTTCCTCTTCAGGAGTAATGTAATCTTCCAGTTTCATGATAATCCTTAGCAAAGTTTGGGTTCAGCGACAACATGAAGAAATCCAACTTTGGATATTTGGATCACTTCTGGTCCCTTAACAAACACTCTGTACTCGAACGGAATTCTGTACTGTTCATCCTCCACATATCCACGAGTCCAGTACCAAGCAATAGCCTCAGCCATGCAAGCAAATTCTTTCCTATCATAGTAAGATTCAGAGTGCGTCATATCACTTACCCTACCAGCTTCAGCATCGACGGAGAAACTTTCCACGTACCAGCAGAATCAGTCTCTACAATGATCGTCTTGCGATTGATCTTTTTGATCGTCCCAAGCATCGCTACACCACGTTTGCTATCCCACGAGACCCGATCACCAATAGCGAACTTGCCACCCGCGCGAAGCTGCGCGTGGGAAAATGCTTTGCGCACGATATCATTGACAACATTGAAGTCCTGAGGCTCCATCTTGCCGAGAATCGTTTGCAACGTGTTCAGATTGTTGTGTGAAAGTGCCATCTCGTCTCTCCGTGTCTCAATCACTATCACCATAGTACATGGATGCCGTGTGGAGTCAAGAGAAAAGTTTTGATGAAAATCAGCGAGTTAGCCGAAGGGTAAGGTGAGGATCAGCCTGGAGATGTTCATCATAGCGGGTGAACAGTCCTATCTCGCGGCCCAGGGCTTCGATCTCCCAAGGCAGGTCCCAGTAGTTTAAGTCTTCAGTCTGATATTCTTTACCAAGATATTTTGCTACCTTGAGCCCAGGTTGAATCAGTTCACGCCTTGCAAATTGCTTAACGTGAACCAACTCATGTGCGATCACTGACAAAATATCAAGTCTGCCTAGGCCACTCTTAATTTCAATCTCAAAGTGTCTGGGATATGTGTCTGCATCAATAGCAAAGCATGTACCAGAATCATCTATATCCCGAAAATAATAGTCAATTACAAGTTTGTCAGTAAGTCTTTTACCCATTAGAAGATTGCTCATCCAACGAGTAGCATAGATAACTTCCCTTCGCTTGATATCTTGATTCTTTATGTTTTTAGTTGTGATGATCATGACGCGAACTATAATAGATATCTACTACACGTTGCGCTCTGGTCCAGGTAAATTCAAATTTAAAAACTTGAGCTTCAGGATCATCATCATTGGCCAGAACAATGTAGCAGTTTTTTGGTTTAAAGGTATTGTAACATCTCATAGAGAGAAGTCCATAACAAATTATCTGATCACAATAATTCTGGAGATCAGATTCTTTTTTATGACGTTTTGATGTTTTGAAATCTACAACAGCTGACTTGCCATCCCATCTGCATAACAAATCAACTTTACCCGCTGTCATTAGTTGCTTTGAATATACACAACCTTCAATTAGGTTGATTTCAGTCACATGCTCATCAATCACTTTTTTTATTTTATCAAAAATGGCCTTATCTGACGGCATCATTTTTTTAGGAACTTCATGTGTCTTTAAATATTGTTCACAAAGATCATGAACATCAGTTCCTCGCCGCGCAGCCTTTCGAAAGGCAGGATGATCAGAAAATTTCGTATCTTTATATAAAACAGTTGTCACTGAAGGAACCGCTACTCCACTCTTAGGTAAAATGTAGTAGCGGCTACCATTGTGCGCGAAACTTTCTAATTCAATCCTATCAAATAATTTATGTTCCATACTCCAAATCTTTCGCGTGAATTAGAAATTCTTTGACAAGTCCACTTCTAACTATATCATCAATTTCCATATGAACAAGTTCAAAAGAAGGCATTGCCTCACATATTCTTACCATTCGGTGGATATCCATTCGCTCAAATTTCTTTATCAAATCAGACTGAGCAGAATCTCCACAGAAAAGATATTTACTATCATATCCACATCTTGTTATTAAACTTGAGAACTCATGCCAATTAAGATTCTGGCACTCATCCACAATAACAATGCTATTGTTATAAGTAGAGCCTCTAATATAGGAGGTGGAATTAAAAGTAACCAATTTTTTATGTTTGAGAATTGCATACGCATCATCCCTATCAAATAAATCTGACATTATGTCTATATAAGGAGATTCAAACGACTCCATTTTTGATGTGACAGTACCAGGTAAAAATCCTATATCTCTTGTTGGAACTGCACTTCTGAAAATCTTTATATTTTCATATGGTGAATTTGGGTCTAATATTGAGTTAAGAGCCAAATAAAGCAAAACGTAAGTTTTTCCAGTGCCAGCATAACCATGAACAAATAAGTGTTTCTCATCGAAACTATCAAATATGCTTTGTTGTCGTTTTGTAATAGGTTTTATCTCTTTTAGATTAAGTCCTGTGTTGACTTGATCATTTGTATAAAGACCCTCACGACGTAGCTTACGCTTTTGTCTTTTAGTTAGCTTTGCTGACATTTAACGCCTCTTAATTGTTATTGTTATAAGGGATCAGTTAAATGTACCTCCTTTCGTTAACGGAAATCGTTTACATTGCCTCCACGTTTATTATGTGTTTTCTTCATTTCACCTAGTAAGTCCTTAAATCCCTCATCGGGTTTTCGGACTCCTAAACCTATACCAGAATGTAATCCAGGACTGGAACCAGCAAAATCTATTTCAAGATTTGGATGCTTTGAAAGATATTCCTTCATCTCATCGTAAGACATCCATGCTTGTTCTTTGTCTCCAGTTTTATGATCTATAAAAGTATATAGTGGCATTAAAGATATTCATCCTGTTCTTCTAAATTTTGTAGTTCATAGACATTCAGATTTCTAAGAGCATTTTTCATTCGTTTCTTTTTTCTACGATCTGACTGTCGCCTTTTGTTTCTCTTATCAGTCATATACTCGTCTTCGTCGTAGTCATTCCACTTAGTAAGTTTATTGCTCATTTGTAGTTTACTTTTACCTCCTTATGGTAGAATATGGGGAAATGTTTCTTTGACAAGTTTATATGTAATGCCCTTATAAGGCATTTTCTTGTCCTTGATCGCAATCAATAGTTCAGCATCATCTTTATCTACTGATTCGAGTAGATTGATAAACTGAGCTTGATTGCGTAGTTCCTGCTTTTCAAAGTCAGGATTCACTCCTTTAATCCAATTCTTTAAACGCCTTGATTCTGCATAAAGAATACCTTCCTGATCAACCAAATCATTCTTACGATAGGGAGGATTTCCTTCAGGCAAAATCCATTCAACGTTTGGATCAAATGCATATTGTAAAATCATGAGAAGAGGAGTAGATTGATTCTTTTGAAGATACTCAATCTTTTCCTTTCTATTCTTGATCTCTGATGTCTTTTTTAAAATTTCTGATATACTTAAATTCATGGTTTAGGCTCTATCTCTTTCTTTATCTTATTAACGATATTGTATAATTGAATACCATCTTTATCCCGAGCTATATCAAAATACACTTCAATTAATTTGCGACACAAATCTTGAAGTTTAAGTTTTTCTTCTTGATTTTTCCATAAGAAATTTTTACTAGGAGTGCTGACTCCAGATGTGATCATAGCATAACAAGGAGCACACAATTCACCAATGAATTGCCCCTCGTTATTATGATTGACACAACCATAAACTATGCACTTCTTAGAATTCATTTATGGATTCCATTAAGTTTTTTAAATTATGCTTGAAAAAATAATTGAATAGCTTTGATCGCTTACCATTAACGGGCTTTTCATACTCTTCAACAATAGCCAGCTTAATATCTTCTGGTATCTGTGTCAAGTCAATTAGCATCTTATTTCGTTGATAGTTTCTGTCCAAATCTCGAGGAATACCATCTGATCGCCAACTATCAAGCATTTTTCTTGATATAGTTTTCTGTCTTTCGCCAACAGCAAGCGCGGAGTCAGATGTTCTGATATTGGGAACACCGTCACCACGATCGCCTTTTATAATATGTTCTTCTAAGTATTCTGATGGATTTGGATGTGTAAGCCATCTTTTTCTGGTAGGATCATATTGATCTACATATGGCTTTAGAGTTTGAAGCTGAATAAAATCCTTATCGCCTGAAATGATCAAAGCGTTCTCGTTATAAGGCATAGCTTCGATTAGCACAGAAATAACATCGTCCGCTTCAGCACCGTGGACATCAATAAACTTATACGGAAATGTTTCTTTTATTTCAGCTTTGATTTTACTCATGCACTCAAAAATAACTGGCCAGTTAAGACTGGACGCATCTCTATCTTTCTTTCTGTTTGCTTTGTAGTAGGGAAAGACATCCCTTCTCCAATAATGCTTGTTATCAGTTGCTATTACTATCTCACCATATTTATCATAAAACTTGTTTCTATGAATACGAATACAGTTAAGAACAATATGCCTGATAAGGTCTTCATCAATTTCCTGCTTTGTTGCCATCACAGAAATTGTTGAAAATACCAGCTGATTTAAGTCAATCAAAATCATTGTGTCAATCCAGATATTCCTAGTAGATTAAGCTGAAAGCCTAATATAATAAAAAGTGTTGCTACACCAATAAGAAAATAATTTCGATCCGTGATGCCCACAAATATTAATGTTCCCGCTATCATGCTTAATAAAATACCCACGACCAAATAAATAATTTCCATTAGTGAACTCCCATTAAAGTTTCACTTTATCCCTAAGGATAAACTCAATAGCTGCTGAACTGACTGATTTCAGACGCTTTAATTCCTGTCTTAGTTCATTACGTTTCTTCAGTACTAAATTCATTCGATGTAATTCTGTTTGATATGAATTCCAATCCATCAGTAAACTCCCAGAATAATAGTATAACCATTGATTCGACCAGTTGTAGCTTGTGCTTTGGTCGTCAACTGTTCAAACTGCTTTCTCTTTCGTGCTTTGGTTGCTTGTGTGAACTCACCCAAAACATCCGCTGGCTTACGAATCATTTTCTCCATAGATTTTTCTTTATCTATGTTTTGAACAGTCGTGCCTTTGATCGTCAATTTGGCTGCACTGTCACCTTCAGCTACAAGATAGATCAGCTTCCTGTACTTAGTATTATACAACCAGACTTCGTGCGCCCCCACGATCTTTTCAGGAGGTGCAGAGACCAGTTTCAAATCAGGAGCTTCTTTCTGATAGTTTACTTTAGATACAAGCTTAGACGTATCCACAGCACGCTTCTTCCGAGGCTTGCGTGTCTTCACGACCTTCTTGTTGGAAAGATACTGTTCAATATCTTCCAGAATATGCGTCATGAATTTGACATGATTGTTGTACTTTTTCTTACCACGAGACGTATAATCCTCTGGATGATTTTTCAGATCATCCAAAATTTCCTGATAATACTGTTGAACAATTTTAGCATCCTTGGGAATCAGTTCATGTTCTTTCAACAGATCATACGTACCCGTGTCAAACACCACATAGTTGCCTGACCAGAATACATCCAGGAAGTCATCTATGATGGAGATGACTGTACCAGCTTTTTCGGAGAATTTTTTGAAGGGGAGAATCTGAGCAGTCTGACGATCATCCTTTACACGTATACGTCTATTTTGAAGCTTGTCATCAAGATACGTATACGCTTCTTCAGGAAGCACCATGCCCTTGTTGATCATATGTGCAATGGCACACATAGTTGTGTTGACTTCAATCAGATCGTTGAAGGGAATTTTATGCTTCAGACAATATTCCATCAGCCAGGGTTTAGCTGACTTCAGATCATAGTAGTAGTTGTACCAGTTCAGGGCTTCCCAAAAATTCATTCGCGTATCCGCCTTAGTAGGCTCGGGACCCATGTACCTTTCGTCCGCGTTCTTGATACGTGTTTTCTTCCGTGTCTTCTTAACCATGACGACCTCTGACATTTTTCATCATGATAAGTATAGCAGACTGGTCCAAGAACGCAAGCACTTAGTTTCCTTTAAAATCAATGACTTATGAGATGGTAGCTGCTTTAGCTACCATCATCAACAGTATACTGAAAAATCCAACCAGAAACAAAAATGTCACAATTGTTTCTAAATCTCTCATATGATCCCTACTTTAAACTTCTTTGTTTGTTCAACGTTACTGTGAATTTCATTAAACACATCAGCCAATGTATATTCACGATCTACTACAAAGTTTTCTTTCTTTAGATCATCTCGAATAACATTAGCTTCATTCAAATTAAGCTTTCTGAAATTCAATACACCGTAACAACGACCAGGTCTAATCAAAGCAGAATCAATCTTATCTACATTTGAAAGATTTGTAGTAAAGATAATTTTCTTGTTTTGATGACTAATTAGACCATCTGAGATATTTAGAAACTTTGCCATCAGATCATTTCGTTCCTTATCTCTTGATCCAATAAGCACATCTGCATCTTCTACTACCAGAAGCTGGGCAGTCTTATCAGTCATGAAATTTACAAAGAAATCGTCAGACTTAATGATACTTTCATCAAAAGTCATATAAGTCTTCAGCTTATTCCTGAAAGCAAAATCACGAACCAACGAAGTCTTACCTGTACCTGGGTCACCAATCATAATAAGAATGGATGCATCAGACTTAAGGTAATTCTTCATATACTTGTTTACACCTTGATTGATAAACGGATAATGAATATCCTTAGCCTTATTAGGATTCTTATCAAAACGAATGGCTTTAGATGTAATACCCTGTTGAGGATTAAAGAAGAACCAATGAATACTGGATTCTGATCTCTTAATCTTATATTCTTTGTGCTTCAGATAATCAAAAAACTTAGAAAATGCTGAAGAATCTCCAGTCACTTCAACCTGAAACACTGTGGTATTATCTTCATCACCATAGCCTGAATTGATAAACATATCAGGACCTACTGCACAAACAGTATTACAGAATGTAAAATACTGATATTCATTCTCACGACAATACTGTTCAATAAGCTTAATTACAGACTGAATAGAGTCTCTGTCAGAAGCAAAGTTCATATACTCAAAATCTGA